CCTCCGGCTGGGACGCGCCCGGGGAAGGACCCGCTGCATCATAGGCAGCCCCGAGCGGCCGGGGCGCAGTAGGTCAAGCTGTGGCCGCGTACCGGATCATGATCAGAATGATCGCTATCAGGCCGATCACAAGCAGCACCAGATCACCAAAATGGCCCGCCGGCAGCCTGTGCGCATTCATCGCTTAGGCTCCTTGTAGCCGTGCCGGCCGAGCTCCGCCAGCAGCTCCTCCCAGCGCTGCAGCGTCAGCCGAGGCCGCACGTTCCGCGCCAGGTGGAAGGCGTTCTGCCCCGTGCGCTTGGCGAGCTGGATCGCCGTCAGCGCGATTCTCGCATCCTGGCTCATCGCCGAGGCCTCGATGCGCTGCCGTGCCCGGGCCAGGTCCTCCTCGGACAGGAATAGCCATCGCTCGCGGTTGACCAGGTCGGCGAAGAGCGCACGCGGATCGCCGCCCTCGCGCTCGGTGACGCGCACCGCCCGTTCGGCGGCGCCGACCCATTGCACGGGCGTCGCCTTTGTCGCGCTCCGGGCGCGTTCACGGCGGAGCAGAGCCAGCAGGCGCGGCGTGTCGGTGAAGATGCCGGCATCCTCGATGTGCTGGATGCTGGCCCCGGAGCCCTTTCGGGGGCGTCGGAATTGCTTGCGCGGAGGACCTCCGGATGATCCCGAGCCGGCGGTGCGCGCAGGATCCCCACCACCACCGCGCGAAGCGGACGCCACCACACCATGGTTTCTTACATCACGGCTATGGTCATGGTTTTGGTAGTGTCCGGCTGCCGGACGGGGGTCGTCCGGCTCCCGGACGGGGGTCGTCCGAATTTCGGGCGGAGGTCGTCCGAATCCGATCGCCCCCGGCGGGCTGTAACCGGCCTCTGCGGAGGTCGGTTGGCGCGTGCGGCGCCACAGCGTGGCCTGCGCGCCCGGGCGGATGATCTCGGGCGCCAGCTTGGGACGGCCGCGGGCGTCCTGCTCGCCGGTCGGCCGCATGGTCTGCTCGCGCCTGCGGGCGCGAAGATGATCGAGGCTCCCCGGTGCGCCGGGGATGCCCCAGGTATTGCTGAGAATGCGTTTCAGGCCCTCCAGACCCTCGCCCTGGACGCCGCCGCGGGCCACACAGACGAGCATGCCCATCGCCTCGAGTCGCTTGACGTGCTGCCAGAAGGTTGAAACGGCCACGCCGGCGCGGCCCGCGAGCTTCTTCGTGCCGTACGCGCCGAGCAGGTTGCCGCGGTCATCCGGGCAGTCGCAATGGTCGGCGATGGTTTCGAGCACGGTGCGTGAGGTCCTGTTGCTGCGTCGTTGAACGGAATAGAGCTCGCTGCGCGTGATCCAGATGGGGATCCGGTTCCGAAAGGTCTGGGCGCCGATCGGGGCGCCGTCACTTTGGCGGGCCGGTTGCGGCATATCTCTCCGTCCGTGCGCCCGACGAGTTACCTCGATCGACGAAGCCGATCAAGAAAGAGGGTGATGTCCTATCCCTCCTCGCCGGCGGTCAGCTCCGCCAGCCTGGTCAGTTCGATCGCGGCAGCCAGGAGGTGCAACCTGCCCGAACTGGTGAGGTCGCCGCGGTCATTCCTGTCGTTGATGATGCGAAGGGCAGCGCTGACCACGCTCTCGCCGTTGATTTCCGCGGCGTGGCGCAGGTGCTCGCATGCCGGGCGGATCTCTTCCTCGAAACGATCGCCGTAGATGCCGCGCAATGTGCGATGCGCTTCAAAGAACAGCGTCGTCGTGTGCGCGGCAACTTCAGCGGCGACCATGAGGACCTCTTTTCCGCCCCGGTCGATTGCTCAGCGTGATGGCCGCCTCAATCGCTTCCGGCCAATAGGCGGCCGTCACTCGTACCTGCGGGCCGTGTGCTTTCGGCCGAATCGTGCACATGTAGCGGCGCCCGCGCGGCAAGTCGATGCACCGGATCGACCACCAGCCGATGGCATCGAGAACGGCGAGGTCGTCAGCCATGGTCCTGTCCCTCCATGCGGGGCTTCTCCAGGGCGGCGATCGGCACCTGGCCGAGGACCAGGCCGTCCAGCCGGCCAACGGTCAGAAACTGCCCGGTGCGCACCAGGACGATCTCGCTGGTGCCGCGCGGCAGCTCGAGGCGCAGCAGCTCCGTCGCCTCCCGGAAGACGATGAAGTCTCCTCGCCCGTCCTCACCGCCGGAAGCCGGGCGCATCGCGGTGCTCGGCGGCGGCACGGGCGCCCCCGGAGGCCCCGGAGGCCCGGGAGGCCCCGGAGGCCCCGGAGGCCGCGGGGGTGGCGGGGGCACAGGGACCGCCGTGGCGGGCGTCGTCGGCGCCTGGGGCGGCGGAACGGCCTCGGCCGAGGGTCCGGCCGCGGGCTCTGCCGGCGGCCCGTGGCGGCTTTCCGGCGGTCGCGTGGCCTTCGCCGGTCGCTGCTCAGGAACCGGGGGCGCCGGGGGCGCGGGGGGTGCCGGGGGCGGCGGGCCGGCGGCTTCCGAGGCCTCGGTTTCGCGGCGCGCGACCTGCATGGCCTTCCAGTCCCGGACGGACGGGCCGCCGGCCTCGAGCCAGTCGAGACGTTCATCACCGCCGGGTTTGCCCAGCTCCCCCCAACGGTAATAGTGCGTCTGGCAGAGCCGCTTGGCCGTGATCGGCTTCTCACAGCCGGCCGCAGCGCAGATCGTCGCCCCCGGGCGCTGCTCGCCGGGCTTGAGTTTCCGTTTCGCCGGCGGCGGGACATCTTCCTCGCCCTGGAAGGTCTTCAGCTCGCCCGTGACGCTGATGCCGACGATCTGGCGGAAGCTGCAGTCGAGCGCAGTGCAGTAGACCTCGATGCGCCGCCAGCCGTTCACGGCCGCGATCTCCTGGCGCTTCGTGCTCCCTCGGCAGACCGGGCAGCGCAGTCGCCTGTCGAAGTCGACGACTTCTTCTTCCGGCAGTCGCGGCATGGTTCCCGTCATGATCATGAAGCTCATCGCGTCATCTGCAGCGAGGCCTCGCCCGCCGCCTCGGATCCGAAAACAAGCTCCCGGAACATCCGGTACTGCTCCGTATGCAGGCCGCGGAAGTAGGCCGACCAGGCCTGCGACCAGGACAGGCCCGGTTCGATCTCTTCCGCCGGGATCCGGCCTACCGAGTAATACCACTGATCCGCTCCCCACCAGACGGAGCCATCGCCGTTGGCCAGGCTGGGCGCAATCTGATCCTCATAAATCTCACTCGCCGACAGCAGGGACAGGTACCAGTCGCCGTGCGTGTTGTAGGTGCGGTGCGACACCGACCACAGGACCGGCGCTCCGGGCTTCATGGCTCGCGCGATCTCGGCGACGAATGCCGCGTAACCGTCATCGCTCATCGCATCCTCGGCCGGCAAGTGAGCGACCGGGTAGAAGTCGTACAGCGACGGCGTGAACCAGTCGATGCGCTCGATCAGAGCCGTCGCCGCGGTCCAATGATCGATCTTTCGCTGCCGCGTTTCCGGCCGGCAGTTCGCCCACGCTTTCGGGCCCCCATCCTCCCAGCCCAGGTACCACACCGTCGGCAGGCCCCAATAAGAGATCAGCGCGCCCGGACGCTCCTGTTTCACCACATCGGCGGCCAGGGCCATCTGCTCGATCGTGTGATTCCACTGCGCACTTCCGGGGGCGGCGGCCAGGCCGCGTGTGTACGGGCCCTCCATATCCAGGCAGATGAAGCCCTCGAAGTCGGCATCCGGGATCTTCGCCGGGATATACCGGCGCAACCGATCGGGATCGATCGTGCCCGTCAGGTCCGGGTCCATGTGCACGTGGAGGAAGATCGGAATCATGGCGACGTCCGTCGCCTCGATGATCTCCGTGCTGAGGGGGCGGGACGTCGTGCCGGCGAAGACCGACAGGCGAGGCGCCGCTTCCGGGGGCGGGAGCTGCGCTTCGCAGTCGGCGAGACGCTGGCGCAGCTCCTTGAGCTCGACCCGCAAGCGGCCGATCTCGGCCGCCTGCGCCTCGATCGCCTCGATCAGGGCGCCATTCAGTTGTTGGAGGCGCGCCTGCTCCGCTTCGGCCGCGAGCAGCGCCGTCGCGTAGTCGGCCTGGGCCTGGCGGAGAAGAGCGAGGCCTTCATCGAATATCGCGCCGGGCTCGGCGCCGCCCCCGGAAGCAGGGCCGGAAATGATGGCGAGGAGGAGAAGGAGAGCGAATCGTGTCATGGTGTGTCCTTTCAGGTTTGAAACGCGGAGGGCCGCGGAGGATTCATGGCGCGCTGCCTTTCTTCTTGCCGCCCCCGGAAGCCTTCTTCTCCTGGGCCTGGAATAGGCGGAGCTGCTCGCGATCGCCATCGAGGTACTCCAGCGCCCGATCGATGATGGCCTGGAGCTTCTCGACGGTGCCGGCCTGCAGGCAATAGCGCTCGCCATCGACGTCGCCGGCGCTGTACGGCTTCTCGGGCTTGTGCGGCGTGTTGATGACGAGCGGGGCCCGGCTGTCATCGAGCGTCTTGAGTGCCGTGATAACGGCCCCCATGATGCCGTCCTTCCAGGAGAACGAGACGCCGCGCGGCGTCACGGACGCGATCCAGTGCGCCAGGTGCTTCTCGGGGATGTCGCACATGACGCCCACATCGAGGTCGAGGGCGTGCAGCGCCTCGATGAAGCGCTTCTTCGGCGGATCGCCCGACGTGAGGCGGTAGGTGTCCGGGTCCTCATCGTCTCCGGGGGCGCGCAGGACCATGTAGGCGATCGTGACTTTCTTTCCATCCCACTTCACCTTCGTGATGTGGCGACCGATCTTCTTGGGTTTCATGCCGGCACCGCCTTCGGGCCCCCGGAATGGGCGGCGGCGCGTTTCGTGCGGCCCCCGGAACGGGGAGCCGCTCGCTTCTTACGTTGCTTTGTGCGGGGCTTCGTCTTCGTCGATGATGCTTCTTCCGGGGGCTCGAGCTTCGGCTTCGCCGGCATCGCCTCGGCCAGCTCGGGGAAGATCTCCAGCCACGCCTCGTCCAGGACGTCGATCGACTCGGAGATGGCATCCGCGACCAGGTCCTTGTTCCCCTCGATGAGGTCCTTGCCCCGCTCACGGACGAAGCGCACGAGCAACTCGCCGCGCTCGGCATCATCGTTCGATCCCAGCCGCCGCAGGAACGGTTGCAGGGCGGCGCGGGCTTTCGCGCCGGCCGCGCCGCGGCGGGAGACGTCGTGCATCCAGCTCTGCGTGTCGATGATGAGGCTGAACATCGCTACCCGCCAGGCATCGCCGATGATGAGCTTCTCGACGCGCCGGCAGAGATCGTCCTCCCATTTCCGCAGCGCGTGATCGAGCTTGGCCTGCGCTTCGTTCTTGGCGCTGGCCGCCTTGGCGCCGCGCTTCTCGGCCGGCGTGGGCTGTTTCGGCGCCTGCTTGCGCTTGGCGGCCGCCGTCACAGCGCCCGGGCGCACGAAGTCCACCTCGCGCTCCGCGATCGCCTTCCTCGCCAGCGCCGGCGTGGGCGCTTTCTTCTTCCCGTCGGCCGCGGCGTTCTTCACGAGCGTATTGCTCGCCCGCAGCACCGCCGAGCTGGCGGCCTTCGTCTTGTCCTTGTAACACCCCGCGTTCAGGCACACCGCTTTCCGGGGGGCTTCGGCATCCTCGAAGAGGCCTGGCGCGTTGGCCGAGTTCTCCGGGCAGGCGCTGCAGGCGAGCTTGCCGGCGAACTCGGCCTCGAGCCGCCAGGGCACGGCGTCGAGCGTGCGCTGATGCTGCTCGACGTAGTGGCGCGTCTCCGCGATGGAATGCGGCGGCCACATGTCGCCCTTCCGGGGGCGATGGATTCCGTAACCGTGCGACTTCGTTGCGCAGATGCGGCCGGCGACATCCTCCTGGTCATCGAAGCTCGCCAGGCGCGCGATGAGCTGGGCGTGCCCGAGGTAGATGAGCTCATCGAGCAGCATTTGGCGCACGCGCGGAGACAGGCGCAGCAGCGCCAGACGCCCTTCAACCCAGCGCCCGGAACATCCGATCATGGCGGCCACTGCCTGCACATCATCGGCGCCGTCGGCGAGCAGGGCCTGGCAGGCCTCGGCCTCCTCGAGCGGGTGGAGGTCCTCGCGGTGGAGGTTCTCGATTGCCTGAGCGGCGCGGATCTCACTTTCGGGGGCCGGCGGCAAGACGAACGCCGCGATCGTCTTTTGCTTGAGGCGCCTGTGCGCCTCGAGCCGCCGATAGCCGAAGCCGAGCGTGAAACGGCCCCCGGACGTTCCGGCCCCGGAATCGGCCTCATAGACGCGGATGGGTTGCATGAGCCCCTGGTCCGCGATCGATTTCGCCAGCTCGTCAATCTTGGCTTCCTCGGCCGCGCCGGTGCGTAGGCGATGATTGGAGATGAGCTCATCGATCCTGTCGATGGGGATGTCGCGCGGCTCACCCTGCGCGCCATCCTTCAGCTTCGTGCCCGTCGCCATGATCATGCTCCTGTCATCTGAGTTCGGCATACCGCGGGCGTCGCGGGACAGTGCGGCATGAAGAGAGAGTTCCCGTCGCTGCGGTTCGGCAAGATGATGCGCACGTCCGGCGGCGCATCGATCGCGAGCTTCACGCCGGCGGAATTGGCACGCTCGATCGAGATCCGGATGTCGGTCGGTGCGGGCGTGTCCGGCGGCCACGCGGCCGAAGGCAGCCGCGTCCCCGGAAGGCGGAGGAAGATGGCGGCGCCCACCGGAACCTTCGTAAACAGGGTGCCCATGTGGCAGTCCTCCGGTTGGCGGTGAAACATCGGTCCCGTGCGCACGATGCCGAGGCGCTCGCCGCGGGCGGCGATCATGAGCGCACATGCGGCCCCGATGCCGATGAGCAGCAGCACCACAATGCCGATCCAGGTGAGCACGCTCATGCCGCACCTCCGCCCCCGGAAGTGTTGTCGAGAAGAGGATCGAATCGCACGATCTCGGCCGCGCAGGCGCGGCAGAAGAAGATGCGCCCGTCGGCGCGGTTGCTGGATTCTGGCCGTCCGTGGATCGCCAGACCGGCATCGAGACCATTCATCCGCCGGCCACATTGCTGGCACCGCGTGCGCATGAACAGCCAGGTGCGCAGGCGCTTCAACGGCCCCGGTCGATCGATGACGATCGGCGAGCGGAAGCGGATGCAGCCGAGGATGTAGCCGATCATGCCGCACCTCCGAACAGGGTTGTCTCTTCAACGCGGGAGGCTACGCCGCAAGCGGGCGGGCGCGCTTCCGGGGGCGTGGCCCTCTGCGGTTCGAAGAATCGGATCGTCGCGGCCGAGAAGCGGCCATCCTCGTGGGCGATGACGAAGCGCCTTTGGCCCGCGCCCCCGGAACGGCTGCTGTTGCAGAGTGAGCGGCGGCCCCGGCAGAGCTTGAGGGCGATCTTCCGCGTGCGCACCGTCGCATGGATCTCGATCAGCCCGAGGCCATAGAAGCGCTTGGCGCGAGACTCGCGCACGACGGTATCGTTATCCGGCAGACGCACCTTGGTCATGATGCTTGCGTGAGCTCCGTAATACGGTGTTTGCCGGATGGAGCGAAGGCGCGGGAGCTGTTCAACTTCTCCGCCTCGGTCGCCGCGAGCGAGATCATCTGCGCGAGAATCTGCGCTTGGGCGGTCTCGAGCTCGGCGAACGGTTCCGGGCCGGCGAGAAAGATGATGTGCTTCGGCGACTTGCCCAGGCGCTCGACGATCCGCAGATCCCAGTCATCGCCGAGGTCGTCGTAATCGGTGAATCGCACTTCACGCGTGATGCTCATGCTGCCTCCTCAAACGAAAAAGCCGCTGGTCCCCGGCCCCCGGCCCCCGGCCCCCGGAATCGATGGCCCGGAGTCCGGGGGCTGCGGGGGCTGCGGGGGCGCGGCGGCAACAGAAGAGAAGAAAATGGAACGCGGCGCGCCGCGATCGGCGCGCCAGGGGGCCCGGGGCGCCGGGGGCCCGGGGGCGCCGGGGGCGCCGGGGGCCAGGGCGGAAACGAAGCGCACGGGCCGGGCCTTCCGTGGCCCGATGATCCGTGGCGCCGCGGACGCCGACCGTGCGCGGTCGGAAGCGATCCATCGCCGCCGCACTACAATGCAAAGGAATCGGCGCATCGCGCCGGGCAGCGCGAGGCGCCGGAATCGAGCGCGCGATCGGCTCCGCCCGCCCGGCGACCGTCGCTGGGGAACACGGACGGACTCGTTTTGCGGCCAATCGACGCGGCCGCCGAAACACGTCAAAAGACGACCGCACGCGCCCGATGAAGAAGGGCGCGTCTCGCCGATTGACGAGGCGCGCCACGCTCCGACGACAAACGACGGCGCCCGTCCGGCGACCATCGCCGGAAGACACGGGCCGCTACGACAAGGTTCGAATGAGTTTAGAGCCGCGGCAGCCAGTGCCACGTTCCGGCGCCTGGCACGACATCGCCATCGTAAGGCACGTGAATCAGGACCGGGTTGAAATCGTGGGCAGATGGATCGAGCATCCCATCGCGGAAGACATGGAGATTCACGACCTGCAGACTGGTCGAGACCTGCGTGATGATCGCGGGCCGGACGTTCCGATCGGTCGCGACGTACAGGACGATCTGTCCGATCGTGGGTCGCTGCTGCTGGGCCTGATCCGGGGCCCGATCCGGGGCCCGATCCGGGGGCTGATCCGGGGGCTGATCCGGGGGCTGATCCGGGGGCTTCGGCGCGGCCGCCGGCGGCGCTGGGGCAGTCGATCCCGTCTCGGCCGGCGCTGTTGCCGGTTGTTGCTCGGTGCTCCGTGCTGATTGCTGCTCGTTGTTTTCGGGGGTAGTTCCGGGGGCCACATCGCGCTCCTTTGTCATGTTGGGAGGATGCGTAGAAGGAAGACGCGCCGACGAAGCCGTTCTCCGCCGACGCGCCAGGGCATTGGGCAGGTTCAGCCGCGGAAATCAGGCGTACCGACGGATCGCCTCGATCGCCGACGCCTGATCGGGCGGGGCATAGATCTCGCTCGTCGAGCGGTGCCGATGCCCCATCACCGCCTGGACGACATCGAGGCCCGCCGCAGCGCGCATGCGCTTGGCGAAGCTGTGACGAATCTGGTTCGGCGTCCAGGACGGGATGTTGAACTCGCGGTTGATGCGCCGGATCGCCTGCCGATAGGAGCTGGTGGTGTAGGGGAAGAGCCGGCCGTCCCATCGCGCACGCGGCAGCCACGTCTCGACGATGCCCTGGGCGATCTCGTTGAGGTAGATCCTGCGATCGAAGCCGCGATGCCGACCCTTGTGCTGGAGCGGCCGGTAGATCATCATGTCGAACGCGGGATCGAACAGCGTGAGCTGCATCGTCTCCACGCGGAGCTCGTCTCGCTTCATCGAAACCAGCTCGCCCGGCCGCATGCCCGTGTGCCAGTGCAGATCGAGCATCACCGACAGGCACAGGGCCTGGCTCGCTCGCCGCGGATCCTTGCTCAAATCGGCCAGCGCCTTCACTGTGGCCAGAAAGTCCGGCTCGGGGACTTCCTGGACGTCTTCGGTCTCGCGGGCAGGTGATCGGCCGTAGGCGAGCGGCTCCACGAGCCGCAGATCCTCGAGCACGCTGGCGGGCACCCAGCGCTGGGGCGGCTTCGTCGCCCAACGGAAGCATCGCCGCACCATCATGCAGCACTTGTTGATGTACTCGCGTGAGAGCCGCTGCCCGTCCGCCAGCCGCCGCTCCAGGAGCCAGTCCTGCACGGCACAGAGGTCCTCGGCGCAGATGGAGCCGGGGGCCCTGTCGCCGGCGACGGCCCGCAGGGCCCGGAGGGCCGAGCGGAGATTCTTCGCCTCGCCCGTCGGCCGCCGGGCGCCATTGGCATCCGGCGGCGAGCAGTAGTACTCCTCGGCGTGGGCGAGGTAGCGGTCGCAGAGCTCGTTGATGGTGGAGGGCCGTGAGATGGCCCCGGACGTTCGGTTCGTCCTCATGGTCTCGTCCTCCTGTATTGCTCCGGGCGGTCCGTCCCTCCCGGAGGGGGTTGACCGGTTGATGGAGGAGAAACCCGTGCATCGCGATCCCATCCTTGATCGCTTTCTCCCCGCGCACCGATAACCGGCTACTGCAGGCCGGCGGGGGCTTTGCCGACTATCGGTGGGGGGAACGGTGCTCGCGAGGAGCCCCGTTTCGGTCGTTCGGTTGTCGCCAGGTTGGAGGGCGGGGTAGTGGTCCGCCGAGCCAGCCTGCAGTAGCCGGCAACCGTACCGAGGGCGCCCGGGTTGTCAACCCTATTTTGAAGAGGACACCCCGCTCCGGCAACAGCGAACCCTAACAAACGGGCCTCTTGTTGAACCGGGCGGGAGCGGCAATTCCGGGGGCTGAGCGTAAGCTGGGAATGCTGACGTTCAGGGAGGGCTGGGCGATCTGGGCGCAAAAGAAGCCCGCGAGCCACTACACTCGCGGGCCTTGATCCTGCGTTTCAGACGCCGCAGGACCCGCTGACGGCGGCACTTGTGCGCCACCGCGATCCGGGACGTGCGTGTTGCTGCAGGCCGGCTATCCGGTGCACGTCGCCGGAAAGCGGGTGAAGGGGATCGAACCCTCGACATTCAGCTTGGGAAACTGCGGCTCGGGTCCGTCCGTAAGTTGTTAGGCGAACAAAAAGGCCGAGAAAATCCTAGCTGATCGCCGCCGCGGCGGCCGACCTTCCGTGGAATATTTGTGGATAACCTCCTGGCCCGGGCTTCCGCCGGCGGAGCGGCCGTGATACATTCGGCGCAGTCAGATCGTGAGGGTCCGATGGCCATCATGCGAGTTGCGGACGGAGGGCATAGCCATGCCGACCTTTCGGGTCCGCGGGACGAAGCGACAGACGGGCGAGCCGATCGTCGGCCGGATGAAGGCCGCCTCACTCGAGCGCGCCGAGGCGCACTGCCGCGAGCAGGGGATCACTATCACCGAACTGACCGAGATTGAGCCCCCGGAAGCGCCGCCCCCTGAAGGGCCGCCCCCGGAAGCGCCGCCCCCTGAAGGGCCGCCCGCGGAAGCGCCGCCGCGGGAAGCGCCGCCGCCGGAAGCGCCGCCCGCATCGGCGCAAGATGAACCGCTGGCGCCGGGCCAATACGAGTTTACCGGTCGAGTTCTACCGGGTGAGGGCACGCGCGTGTACGTCCGTGCGCCGGTGCCCGTGCGTCCCTACAGCGCCGTGGCGATGATCATCATCATCCTGCGGATCGTCGGCGCCGCGCTCGCGGTGCTCTTCGGACTCATCCTCATCGGCGGCTTCATCGGCGCCAGCCAGGGCGGCGCGATGGTGCTCATCATCGCCTTTCTCATCGCCATCGCATTCGCCGTCGCCGCTGTGCTCGTCGTCGCCCTCGCCGAGCTGCTGCAGATGCAGCGCGATGTGGCGCAGAACAGCGCGCGGCTCGATGAACGCCTGGCGAATCTCCAGACGCAGCGGCCCCCGGAAGTAGTCGCGTCTTCGTCGTCCACCTTCCGGGGGCGCCGGCTCAGATCGCCCCGCTGACCTTCACCGCGAGATCGAACGTCCCCGCCGTCAGGCCCCCGGTCGTGGAGCCCAGGCCCGTCACGCTCATCTTCACGGTGATGTTCGTGCTCCCGCTGTACGATTCGCAGTTGTCCGCGACAGGGCCATAGATCGCGAAGCTGTCCACGGCCTGGTTCCAGTTCCAGGTGGCTCCTGCGGTGTACTTGTTGCTGCCGGCCACGCCGATCTCGACCACGCACGTCGCCATGCCGCCCTGCACGGGCTGCTCGGTCACGCGGCACGTGATCGCCTCGATGACGCCGCCCGCGGGCAGGACGAATGCGATCTCGGTCTCCTGGTTCGAGCCGCCCGTGAAGTCGCTCTCATCGACCTCGATGATGTACCAGTGCCCATAGGGCCCGGCCCCCGGAGTGCCGCCGAGGGCGATGGGCGTGCCGCTCTCGCCGTTGATCGCCGTGACCATCTCCGCGCCCGTCTGGTCGGCGGTCGCACCGTTCTCGACGTTGAGATCTGTCCGCACCTCCTCGTAGCTGCGGCCCTCGAGGCCGCCGGCGGTGAACTTCGCGTAATCGCCCGCCCCGGCGCCGCTGTCGTGATCGACCTGGACGATGTTGTTGTCCGCGATGCCGATCGAGACGGCCGCGACGTTGCCGCCTGTGAGGCGTCCGAGCAGCGTCTGCTCGTTGAAACTGATGGCCGTGGGCGTGTTGTCGGCGACCGCGGCGAGGACGGTCTGGGCATCGTAGTTCGTGATCGTGCCCGTCCAGGTCTGCGTGCCCGTGATGTTGATGGGGACGCCGGCCGCCCCGATGTTCACCGCACTCGTGTTCGCATCGCCGCATATCAGTGTGCCGGGCGTGCCGTAGACGGAACAGCCCCCGCGAAACGTGAGGTCGCCCCCATCATGTCCGTAGTTTATTCCAGCCCCGCCGGTGATCGTCAGCGAGCCGCCATGTCCGGCCAGGTTGTTGTGGCCATAGATGGCCCACGCATCGCTGTCCGTCGTCAGATTGCCATTGTCCAAGCACGCGATGTGGCTGTCCTGCAGGCCCTTCGTACCGTCCCACCGCACGACGCACCCGTCCGTCCCCGTGCCGTCGAGGTCGGTCAGGCGCTCGGAGAGCTCATCGAGGGCAGGCGCCACCTCGCCGGGGCCCCCGGAAGCCGTCCAGTCCATGGGATCCTCCGGTGTGTACCAGACATAGGCCGCATCGATCGGGCCGTCGCCCTGGCCGATCATGGAGAAAATGCCGAAGCCGCCGGCGAGCGCGCCCAGGCCGAGTCCGAAACCTGCTGCGAGTCGTCCGAAATTCATCGTGCTTGTCCTTTCTATGACGCGCCGCGATTCATCGCGTGGAGAAGACGCGGCAGATGTGATGATGTCGCTTATGTGATCGTCCCGTGAATCCGCGTGCGGCCGCTGCTGCCGGCGTTCGCCGTCGTCACCTTCGCCCGCAGCGCCCGCTTGCCGGCCAGGCTGAGCCGTTCGATGGCCCGGTTGCCATCGTTGAGCGTCGGGCTGTCATCGACCCAATAATCGCTGCCGTCGGCGTGGCAATGCTGACGCGACGTCCATTGCCACGTGATCACGCTCGTGCCCCATGCGGTCGGCTCGATCGCCTGGATGACGGCGAGCGTCTCTCCGGCCGTGAGCTCGATCGGCTCGCTCACAGCCCCTTCCAGTCGGGTGTCGAGGACGAAGCAGAAGTAACGCATGGCGGCGTTTTCCTACGCGATGAGGTCGTCGCTGATCGACGGCGTGTCGGACACGGGCAGCAGCAGCGGCTCGCCCGTCGGCAACCGCATGCCGTGGATGTCCCAGACACGATCGAGCCAGGTGATGATCTGGCTCATCGTGCGGTTATTCGTGATCGTCGCCGTGATGACATCCCCCTTCACCCAGGGCGTGGCGCCGCCGATGATCGCCAGCTTCGGATCCTGCGCCCAGAGATCGAAGGCCTCGGCGATCGCGATCCCCCCCACATAAATGTTGTCGCCATCGCCGAGGGCGGTCGAGGTCTCGAGGATGATCTCGGCGGCGGCTGGAATCAGATACGGCGTCCAGACGAGGGCGGCGTACCACGTGTAAACATCGGTCAGGGCCGTGCAATCGACGGTGACGGCACACGGATCAAGCGTGTTGAGGATGGTGCCGCCGCCATCCTGGAAGCTCAGTCGCAGCACGCCGGCCCCCGGAACGTCCGTGCCCTTGCGCACCACCGGACCGATCACGTACGGCCGGGCCGGGCGCAGCAGCGTCGCGCTGGCCCCATCACAGGGTTGCGGGAGGGAGGGTTTCGTGCCCACAGCATCACCGACGAGCTTCAGGTGCTTCGTGCCGACATACGGCTCCGTGTCGTCTTCGAAGATGTGGACTCCGGCGGTCCCGGCCTTCGGCGGGCCCCAGTAGCTCGGCACGTTGGTGACGAAAAGCTGCATGGCGCCGTTGCTGACGATGTTCTTGCCCGGCCCGATGCCGCGCTGGCGATCGAGGGCGATCGAGGTCATGCGGCCGGTGAGGCCGCTGCCGCCTTTTGCGAACCACTCGTGGCACATGTTCGGCTTCGTCGCCTTGCCGGAGACCTCGAAGACTTCCTCGCCGGCGCGGACGGCGCGCCGGGGCCCTTGGGCATCGGCGGTGCAGAGCATCCTGATCTTCTCGGGGCGCGCGTTGGCCAGGTAGGCGCCGGTGCGATCCTTCACGCCGACAGCGCCCACGCCGTCGCCCGTGTTCGTGTGTCCGGGGGCGCCGTAGGCGACCGTGGCGGCGACCGTGCAGTCGTTGAGCGTCTCGCTGTCGGCGATCATGAACTGGCGAAGCGTGCGGACCATCGCGATGAGTTGCTCGCGATCGCGGATCGCCTCGAGCAGCTCCTCAGCGCCGACCTGGCGGATAAAGAAATGCCCGGTGGCGTTGGCGATCGCCTGGCTGTTGAGGAGGACGGCCTGGTCGATGTTGTCGAACGCGCGCAACACCTCGTTGAACTCGTAGAGTTCGGCCTCCTCGGTGTCGCCCACGATCAGGCCGCGCTCGGTCTTGAGGTCGGTGCGCAGCGTATCGAGCGTCGCCAGGCGGGCGAAGACGCGGCAGACGGCATTGAAGGCGCCCTGCGTGTCGCCGCTCTCTTGATACGGGAATGCCATGGTCGGTTACCTCACGCTGGATCGAGGATGATCACATTGCCGGGATTCAAGATTAGCACGTCTGGATCGGTCCACTCTTCATAATCGGTATACTGCCCAGCGCGTGGACACTCTTCGCCGGGCGATACTGGATCAGCCTGCCACCACATGCCGCCGAAGTTGTGGTAACAATAGGGCGCATAATCATGTTGAACATATACTTTATGCCTTAGTAGATTATGCGGTCTGCCATTATGTAAATCGCAAGTTAGATCGCGCGGATATGAGCCGGGCCAGAATCGAAACTGCGGGTACTCAACCCAGAATTCAGCCTCCAACACGCCATCGATCCAGCGCTGAACATAGTCTGTCATGTAGACGATATGCTGTGAAGCGTTCACGCAACGGTATATATGCGCGAGCGGGTCAAATGGCATCCGAACTTGCAATGCGACCTCATGTACGCAGTAGAAATCAGGGTAATATGAGTAGGGGCTGATCGCTTTGAACTGCGTATGAATCAGCCGCATGTGATCGTGGCACGGCGGCACGTTCCAGGTCGGGCAATCGCCCCCGCCGCCCGAGCCGCAGCAGCACTTCTTCGCCAGGAGGCCTCCGCCGAGCGGGTGCGGCCTGTACGGCTTGATGTCCGGTGGCGGTCCCGGTCCGGGTATGCGCGGCATTATGAACACCCTCCCGCCGTCCCACGGACGGCCGCTCTCCTGCTCACCTGTTCACCTGATCCGATCGTTCTCATCATCACTGACACCCTCCGCACGGAGCGGGCGGCAGAGCCGCATCGCTTCGGTAGCCGTTGAGTTGCTCGAGCTGCTCGACGTTCGTCATGAACTTCGCGCCGCTCTTGCAGGTGACCTTCAACGCGTTCGGCGCCGAGAATCGCGGCCAGGGATTGCCCAGCGCATCCGTGGCGATCCACATCCGCACGGGCTGCCCGTTCGGGATGGGCAGGACCTCGACCTCGACGATCTCATCGCTCATCTGCCCGCCGTAAGGACTGAACTGGCTGCCGAACCCGCTGACCATCTCGACCTGGTTGTGCGCCCAGGCGAAATCCTCCCAACTGAAGCCGTTCGGGTCCGGCACTTCATGCGGGCCATCGGCCATCGCACTCTGCCAGGTGTAGGCGCGCGGCCAGGCCCCGTAATCGTTGCCGGTGATAATGGCCGTGAAGAGGGTACTTGTCGGGGCCTCGAAGACGAAGCGGCTGTCGCCCTGCCAAGTCGGCTCGGCGCGGAGCTCGACGATCGTGCCTTCCCGGATCGGAGGCAGCACCAGTCCGCCCCCGTTCCCTGCCGCGCCGGCCTCGAAACGATTGATCGCCATCCGCTCCGGAATGCCATCGTCCGTGAGCGCTTCCGGGGGCATGAGGTACATGCCGTAGGTCGGGCTGGCGGGGTCGCCATCGAGCTCCCGTTCGCTCCAGGGATACACCCAGCCGAACCGATCTTCGGCGATCGGTTGCGCGCTGCCCAGGCGCACGGCCAACCGGTCGCGATCCCTCGGGCCGACCTCGAGCAGGGCCAGGCGTGCCTCGCCCCCGGAAGCGATCACGCCATTCGGGGGCGGCCCGTCCGGGGGCTGCGCATCCGGGGGCTGTTTCCAGAGGATGCGCGCAGCGCCGGCAAAGCCGCTTTGCAGGTATTGACTTCCGGGGGCCGTGTCGGCGGCCGTGTGTGCCTCATCGTGGATGATCACAATTCCGGGGGTGATGCCGCGGATGACGGCGTAGCCGATCTTGCCCGCCGGGATCGGCTCGCGCGCGATGACGAAGCGGCCATGGTACGCATACGGATCATCCCAGGTGATCGCCGCGCCTCGAAGGGCCGGCCGGCGCTTGAACTCGGCTGTGTTGTAGCCATCTTCCGCCGGCCCCGGCTCGATGATCACGCCCTCGATGCCGAGGATGGCGAACCGCGGCAGGTCCGCATCGCTCTCGTTGCGCACGAGAACAACGTTCGGTCTCCCTTCCGGCGGCGGCGTGAGGAGCCCGCCGCGCTGGGCGCTTACGCCTTCGCGCTGCATGCGGTGCGCCTCGGCCGCATCGACGAACGCGTTGTACGCATCGGCCGGCATGTCGAAGCGCTGTCCGGGCAGGACTCGGCGGAAGGGGTGTGTCATGAGCCGATTCCCATGCCGTTGAAGTCGCCCGAGGGGTAGACCTGCTCGACATAGGCGGCGATGGGCCGCTGGACGATGCGCTTGGCGTCCGTGTCCTCCTCCTCGCGGTAGAGGACCCAGAGGTACTCCCAGCCCTTCTTGGCGATGTCCGTGATCGGGCCGACGGTAAGGCCGGTTTTGTTCGGATTGCGGGCGAAGTTGAAGACGATGTCCCACGGGTCATCGGCATCATCGCCCTGCCGACTGCCTGAGGCGCCGAGGAAAAGGACCTCGCCGGCGGCGAACCCCCGGAAGCCGGCCTCATTGGCGCGCCCGGTGAGGGCGGCGAGGGCGAGCTTATATCCCTGGGTGACATCGGCCGCGGATTTCGTGTGCTTCTCCGACCACTTGTAGGTCGGGATGGTGATGTCCACGCCTTCGACGCCGTTCTCCGTGACGCCGATGGCGCCCTGGAAATCGGGCGCCGTCTCGTCCGGGGGCGCGTACTTGTTGACGGTGCTGAGCGAATGCGTGATGTGCTGGCTGCCGCCGCCGGTGTCGAAGGTGAAGGAGCTGTCGCCCGGCTCGGGTGGCGAACTGCCCCCTCCCCAATAGCCGTAGTTGACGCGCCCGCTGAATCCGTCCGCGCCGGCCAGCTCATCGACCTCGCCATCGAGGCGCGGGATTCCGCCGTAGGTTGCCGGCGCCTCGCTGAGGAGCGCGCCGCGCGCGGCGGCAGCATCGTCCGTGCCCTTGATGAGGTACGTGAGCTCGCCGCGATCGCCGGACAGGCGCCGTCCGAATTGTTCCTCGACGGTGATGGCCATTCAAATCACCAAATGCGCACATCGACACATGCGCACAGCGCGTGCGTCGATCCTGGGCCTTGTGCCAATGTGCGAGTGTGCCAATGTGTTGATGTCCTTCCTGGGGTCAGCTGAACGTGAGGCCGCCGCTTTCAACCGCCTGCTGGATGCGCTTCGTGTTGCGCGCTGTCTGTTCGGTGGCATCGGCCGTGCGATCGGCAGCGCGGCTTTCGCCGAAGAGGCCCTTGATCGCGGCGACGTTGAACGTGCCGCGCACAGTGGTCTCCGCCTTGCCGGCGATCGCGGAGCCGGCTGATTCGAGTTGTTCGAGGAGTTCGTCGAAATCGGCGCCGAGCGGTCCGGCGCCCCCTTCCTGGATGCCGGCCGCGCGCTGCTCGGCGGCCTTCGCGCGGGCCTCATCCAGCTCGCGCCGGGCATCGGCAAGCTCTTGTTCGGCGTTGGCCAGGCGCTCCCCGCGCCGCTTGTCGACCGCGGCGAGCGCCTTTTGCTCCGCTTCATCGACCTCGGCGAGCGCCTTGCGTTGCTCCGCTTCGCGCTCCGCCTGCGTCATTTCGGCGCGCTCGTCGACCGTTTTGTTGGCTTGCTGGAGCTTGTCCTCGATCTCAATGAGCCGATCAGCCGAGGCCTTCTCGGTCATGCGATTGAGCTCGCTGAGGTCGAGATCTTCATCCATTGCCGCGTTGAGCGCGTTGAAGCCCTTCTCGACATACTTCTGTGCCAGGGCCCACGCCGTCTTCACGCCGGCGGAGAACTCGTTCCACACCTTGGCCAGGAACGCCGTGGTCTTGGGGAAGTTCTCGTAGAACCAGTCGCGCACCTTGATCCAGGCTTTCTGCAGGCCGCTGAACGCCGTGATGGCGATCTTCTCGAAGCCCGAGCTGAAATTGATCCAGATCCGTTCGAGCCCATCCGTGCCCTTCTCCCAGGCGACCTTCAGGCCCGCCCAGAGGACCTTCGCCGCGAGGGCGATGTCGCCGCCGGCCAGCGCATCGACGACCCCTCCCACCACCTTGCGAACGAAGTCGCGGAGCATGCCGAATCGCTCGGACAGCCAGGCCAGGGCGGCCGACCCGGCGCCGCTCCATTTCAGGATGCCGATGCCGAGCGCGGCGACGGCGGCGATGACGAGCCCGATCGGCGACAGGAGGGCGCCGAGAACTGTGACGACCGCGCCGAGCACACTGCCGACGGTCGACACGATCGTGGCGAGCAGGCCGAATCCGGCGGCGACGGCTGCGATGAGCCCGCCGGCGAGGATGAGCGCCGCGCCAATTGCCACGAACAGCCCCAGGACCTTCGCCGCGCCGACCACGAGCTGACGATTGCGCTTGATCCAGTCGGCCACGCGGATCGCGATCCGCATCACGGACCGCGTGAGGGAGATGATCATCGGCGCCAGGGCCGAACCGATGATGAAGGCGCCGTTCTTGAGCACCCGCCAGAGGCGGTTCCACGTGTCGGTCAGCTTCGCCGCGTCCGCCGCGGCCTCGGTCGAGATCGTCAGGCCCAGCGCGCGCGCCTCCTTCTGGAGCGCCTCGATGCCGGCCGCGCCATCGGCGAGCATGGGCAGAAGCTGCGTGCCCGCCCGGCCGAAGATCATCATGGCCAGGGCCGCCCGCTTCGTAGGATCTGCGATCTTGCTCAGCCGGTCGCCGATGAGCTTGAATTGCTGCTCGGGCGAGAGGCCCTCGAGGTGGTCGATGGCCAGGCCCAGCTCGTCGAACGCATCGACCTGGGTTGAGAGGCCGCGCCCGAGGTCGGTGATCGCGCGCTGCATCGTGCGGACACCCTTCTCGAGGGTCTCCAGGCCCGCGCCGGACTGCTCGGCGGCGAAGCCCAACTCGGACAGCGTTTCGACGCTCACGCCCGTGCGCTTGGCCATCTTGTCCAGGGCATCGCCGCCCGACTTGAAGATCTTGATGGCGCCCAGGAGGGGCACGAGGCCCGCCGTGCCGATGGCGGCGAACGCCCGCCCGATCCGCCGCACGCCCGCGCCGAAGGCCTTCAGCTTCCGCTGCGCGGCCTTCAGACCGCGCGCAAGCTTCCTGTCATCGGCGAAGAGCTCGACGAAGGCTCGCCCGGCCCGGATGGCTCCGCCAACTGCCATGATCGCATCACCTCACGCTGTTGGCCCACATGTCATCGAGCTTGGGCTTGTTCTCCGCGAACGCCGGCCCCATATAGGGCCGCGCCGCGATCGATACTTTCCGCAGGCGGGCGGGCAGCCCGCTGAGGCGCCGCTTGCTGCGCAGGTCGGCGCGCTGCCAGCGGCCGTATTTCTTGACCTCGAGGATGCGGATGGCGCCGCCTTTCTCGAGCACCTCGGGCACCGTGCCGCGCACCGGCCGGCGGTCCGGGCCGAAGGAGACCTGGTTCAGCCGGACAGGCCCGATGACGACGTTCTGCCGCTGCGGCTCGTAGGCGAAGTAGATGCGGTTCTTCAGATCGCCCGTGTGGCTGCTCGGCGGCGCCCCCGGAGCGCTCGCTGCCTTGCGCCTGCGAATGCTGAAGCGTGCCGTCCTGCGCACATAAGAACCGAACCGCGAGAGCACGCGGCGCGTGGCGCGATCGACGGCGCTGGTCACCGCCGGCCGATCGAAGAACATCTGTGTCACACGCGCGTTGAACACGTCGGGCCCTCCGCCCCCGGAAGGGGAACTCCTGTTGCGGCTGCCGGGGGCCGGTCTGCTAATCCGGGGACCGGATGCGGGTGATGATCGCCTCGGCGAGTTCGGCATCGAACGTCTCGACGAACGCGATGAACTCAGCGCGCCGATCCACGCTCATCTGTGTGGCGTACTGCACCAGCAGATCGATCGTCGCCGCGCGGGCGGCCGTCGGATCAGAGATCGAATACGTGAGATCGTTGACGCTGACACTGGCGATCTGGCCGGTTTCGGTGAACGTGACGATCAGCGCCCCGATCGTGCCGTCCTTCGGCGAGGACAGATGGAGCGCCACATCGTTCGGCAGCGAGACGGTCATCGCCGTCTCGGCCAGCGGCCCAGTGACCGAATGCTGACTCGCATCGGTCCACAGTGTGTATGGCTGATCGAGCCCGCCGGCGACGATCGACTCGCGGGTCAGGACCGCCGTGTTGTGCCCGAGGTTGCGGGTCACGATCTGGCCGTCCTGCGCCGTGGTGCCGGTCATGCAGCCGGCGAGGCACAGCATTGTCATGATCGAAACGATGCAGAGAAACGTGATCCATCTCATGTCCAGGGGTCCTTATTTCCGGGGGCAGGGCTCGTGTTTCGCATCCGGCAGCTTATGATCGATGAAGACGGTCCTGAAGATCGAAACGTCCTTCGTGACGGGGATCGATTCTCGTCTTTCCTTGCCTGGCCGGCCTTTTTTCCGGGGCCTGTAGAAGTCTTCGGGCTTGAAACTCTGACCCTTCTTCGGGTCGCGATGGCAATTGGCGATGAGCGCCATGAGGGAGGCCGTGACTTGGAACTGCACTTCGATCTGATCATTCACCAGCTCCACCCGCGCCTCGGCCATGAGTACGAGCTCGCGGAGCGTCAGGGGGTGGGGGTCGATTCCGGCGATGCCCGCGCACTGCCAGATGAGCTTCCAGGCGCCCCCGGAAGCGCGCCCGGAAGCGCGCCCGGAAGCGCGCCCGGGTTGAGCGCCTGGTCCATCTCGGTCTCCAGCATCTGATCCAGGCGCCCCGAGTCGAGCTCCGCGATCACCCGCTGGCTCGCCTTCGCCTCGAGCTGGTCGAGCTTCTCCATCAGTCTGCGAAGCGCTGCGCGCTTCGCTTGCGGGAAAAAATCGACGAGCTCTCCGAGCAGGGCGGCAGTCGCCGCATCGATCACATCGCCGCCGAGGGCGGCGCCGAAGTCCTCATCGCTCACATTCCGGCGCTCGGCCTGCGGCTGGACGAGCACGAAGAGGATGTTGGCGAGGAGGACGAAATCGGTGCTGAGCTTTTCGAGGAGGCCGCCGTCGAGGACCGCGAGCAGATCGACATCGAGCACATCGCGCACGCGCTTGATCGCCGCGACGTTGATCGTGATCTCCCAGGTGCGCTTCTCCGTGTCGATGAAGGTCTTCATGCCGCGTCGCTCCAGTCATTCCGGGCCGTGGCCATTCCCGGGGGCAGGGGCACTTCCGGCCGGCTACGGCGTCGAGTCGTAGAGGATGCCCATGTTCAGGGTGGCGGTGGCGCTCGAGCTCGCCTGGGTGGCCTTGACGGCCCCCACCACGGTGGCCACGAGCGGGTTGGTGATCTGCTGGCCGTCGACCCAGGACCACGGCTCGCTGGCCGTGAGCTCGACGGAGAGCTCGGTGACATCGCTCTCCTGGAAGCTGAGGTGGCCGCGCTGGGTGCAGAGCGCGCCGATGGCCACGAGGTTTGCGCCGTCGAAGACCGTCTCGATCGTCACCTGCTCGGCGGCGGTGATCGGATCGTCCTGGGTCGGGAGGTTGTCGCCGTCGCCGCCGGAGAAGGTGACCGCCGTGCCGGCCACGTTGTCGACATCCACATCGTAGCGCATGCCGCCGTCCCAGTAGATGTCGATGACATCGCCGATCTCCAGCGCCGTGTCGGTGATGGTGAGGATGCCCGTGGTGTCGGTCGTGCGCGTCGAGAGCGTGCCGGCCTCGGCTGCGGGCAGGGTGATGGGCCCGTGCCGGATACCGGTGTCGGCGGAGCGGTTGATCGACGCGTTCAGCGGCGCGCCCGCGATCTCGCCCGTGATGCTGAGTTGGCTGTCCATCGTCCTGTTCCGTACTGAGGTTGAGAGGGGCGCATGTCCGGGGGCCGGGTGCACCCGGCGCGGAGCGCCGGGCCACCCTCGGAATCCCCACTTCCGGGGGCCGTCACTCGCCGATCCAGCTCGGCGGCGTGGCCGAGTAGGTGATCTTCACCGTGACCGAGACGGTCATCACGCCTTCCAGCGGCTCGCCGCGTGAGAAGTTGGTCACCATGAAGTCCGCCTGGAGCCCCTCGCCGGCATCCGTGTCGAGGATCTGCAGGCCGATGATGGTGTCGTTGAAGAAGGAATCCTTGATGGCGGTGAAGCCCGCATCATCGGTGTCCCACACCATGTCCCATTCGACCGAGCCGTCCTTCAGGGCGGCGACGGTCGCCTTCCAGCCGCTGTTGGCGCGCGTCGTCGCGTCCGCTTCGCCTTTCTCGACGTTGAGCGTGACGTCCTTCGCGTTCGTGAGTTCGGCCCACGCGCCGCCGGCATCCTGGCCGCCGGCCTTGAAATTGAGAACGCCTTCGAATCCGAGTCGGAAACCCATGAGTGATCACTCCTTCAAGCGCGCATGGCGCAGTAGGTCGCGCGCACGACGCTTGTGAACACCCGTCGCTCATCCAACAGTTTGGGGTCGTAGATGGGGTCGATCCTGATCTTGCTGAGCACGGCGTTGGCTGGACCAGCCAGCCGGCGTTTGGCCGGGGCCGCGAGATGGTCGCGCAGCGCCTCGACGAAGGCGATGAGGGCGTCGATCGTTTCCGTGCTGGCAGCGTCCACCTTCTGCTGCACGCCGATGTCGATGCCGTAATCGTGCTGGGCGTTGGCGCGGCTCGCGCCCGTCTCTTCATCATCGCGCGCGACGACGGAGACACGGAGCTCATCCAGCTCGCCCTTGAGCTTGAAGTCCACGAGATAGCGGCGCACGGCCTCGAACTCGGGATCGAACTCGCCGTCGTTGATGAGCGCGACGACGGCATCGGCGATCTGGATGATCTTCGCGCTCATGGTTCAAACCCTCCCCCGGACGGTCGAGCGTCTTGCATGCCAGAGCCGCCGAGATCCGGCGGTCCGAAGTGCAGCCGCCGGCCGCCGGCGCCGCTGTCCTGAAACCTCAGCCGGTCGCGGATCTCCACCTCCATCTCGACGACCTTCCTGAGGGTGTCCGTGAGGCGCACCAGGGCATCGGTGTTCGCCGCGATGACCTCCGCCTCCCGCCGATTGGCGGCCAGGAGATGGCGAATCATCCATATCAGGATCGCCAGCAGGATGGCCGCGAACCCCGCGAAGCCATACTTCACGATGGGATCCATGAGCACATCCATCACGTAGTCCCCGATCCCACGAGCTTGGTGTGGATGCGCAGCGCGCTGCGACCCGGGTCCATGTAGCGCCAGGCCGGCTCGTCTCCGCCCGGAGGCATGACCTCGTAGGTCAGTGTGATCTCGCCCTCGCCCCCGGAACATGTGACATCGATCTGGTCGCCCTCGGCCGGCTCGGTGATGGCCTCGCCCAGGACGAGGTCGGCCGCCGCGATGAGCTCATCGTGGACCTCCATCTCGGTGACCAGACCCAGGTCATCAGCTCGCTGGTATCTGCTCATTCCGGGGGTGGCGGTGATTTGGACCTCATCGCTTCCGGGGGCGCCGGGGGCGCCGCGGCGGTACGTGACCGTGCGGCCGCCGGCGGTCTGGAGCCGCGTGAGCAGGCGAGCGGTCGCGTTGTCGAGGCGGGTCGTGGTCATGGCCATCCGTGGCCGCCCGCGGAATGGAGATCCGAAGGCTGTGATTCGCGCTGGAGGCCCCTTTTCCGGGGGCCGGGGAAGTTCCGGGGGTGAAACCCCCCGGCCGGCGCGTCCCTGCGTCCGGCCGGGGGTGCGACGGGTCCGCTGTTGGGCAGGCCCCTTCCGGGGGCTCAGCCCTTGATGTCGAGCAGCAGCTCGACGGTGTTGATCTGGCCGATGACGGCCGTGCCGGTGGCGCCGTCGTTGACGGCGACCGTGAGCACGACATCGAGGATGTCGCCGGGCACGACGTCGGTCGGCGTGATCGTGAAATCCTTATCCGCGGCATCGAGACTGTTGATGCTCTGGGCCGCGGTGGCGCAGATGTCGGTGTCCGCGGCGGCCTGTCGGACGCACTCGACATCGAGCGTGGCCGAGGTGTCGGCGACGGTCGTCTTCATGCCGGCGTTGGCGCGCAGGGTGATCGTCTGCCCGGCCACGTACTCGACGGGCACGGCGAACTGGAAGCGCGTCTTGCGCGAGGTGGCGCCGGCGGCCTTGAGGTCGCCGGTCTCGATCGTCGGGGCGGCCGTGCCGAACGTGTTGTCGATGAGGCCCAGGTCATCGTTGGCCGGCGTGCCCGGGATGACCGTCTGCGGCGCGTCCCAGACGCGGTAGGCGTCGAAGGTGATGGGGTAGGGCTGGAGGTCCTGCTGGACTATCGCTGCACGCGCCAGCGTCACCGCGGCATCGCGCGAGGCGAGGTAGAGCAGGACGGTGCCCACGCCGACGCCGGCATCCTCGAGGAACCAACCGGCGAAGGGGCCGAGCGTCGAATCATTCGTGAACGCGCCCGTGCCGGCCTCGCCGCCGACAGGGTCGCCATTGGCATCCCAGTAGGCCGGCTCGAAGGCGGTGACATCGCTGCTGTCCTTCACGGCGGTGAACACGCCGCGGGTGGCGACCGCGCCGAGGGCCGAGGCGGCGATGTCGAGATTCGCCACGGTGACGAGATTCGACCCGAGCAGCACGACGTCGCCGGCGGAGACGGCCGTGGCCGGCGTATGGTCGAGCTGGTCGCCGTAATGGTTCATGATGGCCTGCATGGTGTGTGTCCTTGTCGTTGCCAGGGGTTGTCCCGGGGGTCATTCCGGGGGCAAAGGCGGAGGCGCCGGTCAGCGCAGCTTCTTCAGGGAAGTGGTGGTTGTGTCTCTGCGTGCCGATGCGCCTCCGCCTGATCGGTGTCGATTCACTGAGCCCCATTTCCGGGGGGCCGGGGTTAGACGCCGTCGTTCTTGACGCCCGCCCGCTGCTCGTGGAGGGCGATGCCGAAGTCCCAGAAGGACCGCCACTGCATGCCGAGGACGTTGAAGTTCGCCTGGGCGGATCCGAGCGTCGGGCGGCGCTGCCCGCGCAGATAGCCGACCTGGACGATCGCATGGCCCGTGCCGGGCTCCGGCAGCAGGTACCAGGCCGTGTCGCTGGCGCCGGTGAGGCCGGAGGCCGTGCCGAGGTACGGCGAGACCACAGGCTTGAACGAGCCCTTGTGCGGGTTGCCCCGCGGCTTCGGCTTGTTGGCTGTGGTCGTCTCGTTGAGCTCCGTCGACTCGTAGATCGACTTCGCCGTGGCCTCGAGGGCGGGCGGGGCCAGCACCTTCCGGGGGCTGACCATGATGAACTTGCCGCCCGCGTTCGTCTGCTCGCGGTACGCCTTCACGGCGTTGTTGAGGCCGGCGATGGCCAGGGCCGAACCGGCGCCTGTGAGCAGGTTGCCGTTGTCGGCGTGGAAGAAGTCGCCGCCGTTGGCGAGGATCAGCGTGAACAGGCCCTGCTCGCGGGCATGCATGGCCAGCTCGACGAAGATGTACGGGATCTGGAGGAAGGCCCCGAGGTCGTCGTTGATGATCATCTGCCGGTTGAGCGTGATCATCCCGCCGTGCGTCTTGAGCTGGTTGGCGTACTCGCTCTCGAGGAGCGCGATGTGCTTGAGTTCGCCGTCGGGCCCGACCTCGCTGAACGTGCCCTTGCCGTCAAGGCGGTAGCGGGTGAACTGCTTGAAGTTGTTCGTATCGGTCTCGTAGGCGATCTCGCTCACGACGGATTCGAGCATCTCAAAGCGCTCGAGCATCGCCTTGTTGGCGACGTTGCTGAGGATGCCCGAGAGGGAGATCGTCGAGAAGCCGCCGGCCGCCTGGATCATGTTTCCGTTGAGCAGCGGATCCGTTCGCAGGGCCGCTTCGATCGTGTCATCGTCGAGGCGGCCGAGCATGCTGTGTCCGCCATTGGCGGCGAGCGAAGCGTGGATGAGCTGGCCGAGCGTGAATCCTCGCAGGTCGCGCCCCATCGCGGCGTTCACGACCTGCTCGCCGTACTGCTCGCCGACGAACTCCTCGGCGCAGCCGACGCTCAGGCACATCGAGGCCTCGATGACGCGCGCGCTGTCCGGGCCCCCGGAAGTGGCGCCCACGCTGGCCATCGGCGCCTGGGGCCGGTTGGCCCGCAGGGCGTGCAGCTCCGCCTGGTCGATCGTCCAGCCCTGGGCGATCGCGTGGGCCTGGAGATCGACCTCAGCATCGTCGACGGTAATGTGGGGCCGGTTGTGCCGCGCACAGACGGCCTCGATGCCGCTGATGCGCTGGTGTTCGGCGCGCATTGTGGTGATCATCTCCGACACCGCCGAGCCGTTGTTCCCAGCGCCCCCGGAATTGGGATTCGGCGCGCCGGCGGATCCTTCGATGCCGGTCGCGCCATTTCCGGCCGCGCCAGTTCCGGGGGCGGGGGCCCCGGGGCTCCCGGAGCCCCCCGGGCCGGGGGCCGCGGGGGTCGCTGCGGGTGCGGGGGAACCCTCGCCGGTTCCGGCACCTGCGGCACTTCCAGGGGCGGCGGTGGCCTGGATCTCGGCGTCGTAGGCGGCCTGGAAAAACTTTCGCTGCTCATCGCTGAGCGTGTTGTGATCGAAGCCCTTGGCCTGGAGCCATTGTTCGAACGTCATGATCAGTACTCCATGTGTTCCTTGGCCCGCTGCAATCTTCGCTAAGGTGTCCTCGGCCGCCCCGATCGCCGTGAAACTCGCCTCGACGATGACCGTCTCGCGCGCGACGATGAGCGGCCCCCGGAAACTGCGTCCGTTGACCACCACATCCTTGCCGGCCTCGACGAACTCCCGCCGCACGATCTCGGCGCCGATGGACCCCTCCCATTCGAAGCCGTTCTTCGCCGAGGTCATGATGCTGTTGACGTGCTCCCCGCTGCCGGAGACGACGCCGGCGACGCGGATCCCGCTGCCGTCGATCTCGACCGTGTCCATGTGGCCGACGATCTTCGTGCGATCATGCTCGTAGAAGGCCTTCACCCGGCGCCGCGCCTTCGCGCCCTTGAGCTCGATGACCACCGGGAAGTAGAACGCGGCCACGCTCAGGGCGCTGCCGTCGTAGGCCTTCATCTCAAAGCGCGGCAGGCCCCCGCCCCCGGAATCGTCGCCATCCGGCGCAGCGGCGGTGATCGTCACCGGCGCGGTGAACGTGAAGGTTGCCGGCCCCTGATTCGAGGCGAGCAGCGTCCGTGGCATCGACATGGCGTCGTGCGGGATCATGCCGCGGCCTCCAGTTGCTCCAGCGCCGCCTCGAGATCCTCGAGGCGATCGGCGAGGGACTCCACGTCGGCTGACGCGTTGGCTGAGCCGGCCGGGGAGTCAGTGAATGAGATCCCGTACTCTTTCTCCAAGTCCTGTTTGACTTTCAATTCCTTCGCGCGCTGACGCAGGTTCCGCTCCCAGTCGACGCCCTCGCGGGCGCCTTCGCGGGCAAGGTTTGTCGTGCAGCTCGCAAGCCGGTTCTTCTGGCCAACGGATTCCTTGGCCGGATCGACGTGCTCATCGCCCGGCCAGAACCACTCGTGGTCGATCGACGCATCGGCATCGGGGATTGGCAGGTAGCCGGGAATCAGCGAGGCCTCGGCGAACCACTGCTCAAGCAGCCACTCGAGCACGTCGAGCTCCAGCTCATCGCGATCGACGCGGAGGGACTTGTAATAGACCTGGTGATCGAGCCGGCCCGAGGCGTAGTTGTAGCCGGAGCTGTCGCCGGCGGCGACGTTGTACGGCATGTTCAGGCAGCGGGCGATCTCGTTGATGATCTGCCGCTTGAAGTCGCCATACGTCGTCGTCGGCTGTTCGGCCTTGAAGCCGGAGGCATCATGGTTATCCGGCAGCACCATGAGGGCGCGGCGCACGATCTCGACGAGGTCGCCGGGCACCAGGCCGACCGCATCATCCTCCTCGTCTGGAGGCAGGTTGTTCGTGATGACGCCGGCGATGTCGGCCGCCGTCTCGGCGGCGGCGATGGTCGCCAGCGTGTAGCGGCGGAGCTGCGCATAGAGCGGCAGGGCCGGTGTGATTTCCGGCACGCCGCGCGTCTGCGCCGGGCGCTCGCGCCGGAACAGGTGCACCACGTGCTCAGCGTGAACGTCGTCCTTGTCCATGGGTGAGTTCGTGAGCAACGTCACCGTCTCGCCCGGATGCTGCTTGAGCACGTGATAGATGAGGGGGTTACCGAAGTCATCGAAGATGATGCCATCGGTGACCTGCTTCGGATCGAACCCCATCGTCGGCGTGGCCACCTGGTCCGCCTCCACGAGGCGCAGATCGAGCTTGACCGGCCCCGGAAGACGCGGGTTGGTGATGCGGATGCCGAAAACCTCGCCGTCGCGGGCGCGGCTCATGCGCATCGTCCGCAGCTTCTGGGCCAGGCGGATGCGCCGCGCCCAGAGCGCGAACTTACGTTCGATCTCGTTGGCGGCCGCGCGGTTCGAGTGGAGAAGCTGCAGCGTCGGCCCGACGCCGACCACATCGTTGGCGAGCGTGAGCAGCATGCCCTTGCAGTAGGTGTTGTTTGCATACTCGTAGCGGGCGCGGAAGCGAAGCACAGCTCGCACGGCCGGATTGTGCGCGGCGTTGGCGCTGAGGGCATCGGCGGCGGCCCAGTGCGCCGCGTTCTCATCGGTCGTCTGCGCGGCGTCGTAGCTGGCCCGCAGCCGCCGGTGGCCATCGGTCATCGCGCCGATCGTGCAGGGATGGTGCGCGCGCTTTCGGGCGGAGGCCTCGACGGCCGCCCCCGGAAGTGTGGCCTCGGCGACGGCGGCCGTGGCCGCGCCGGTCGCGTTTCCGGGGGGATTTCCGGGGGCCGGGGTCATGCGGCGCCTCCCGGCGTGATGCGGAAGAATCGGATGGGCAGCCGCCGCCGATGCTGGCCGGCCTGGATGGCCCGGAGGTACTTGTCGGCCTCGATCTGCTCGCGCAGCGAGTGCGCGTTTACAGTGGTGCCGTCAACCGTGACCGACTTGTCGCCGGCCGCCGACTGCTCGATCGCCTCGCTGAGGGGTGTCTCCTCGGCCATCTCGCGGCATCCTGGTCAGTTACCCGTCGCGAGATGAGCTCCCGTTGTGCCGCCGGGACTCTGACCCCGGGGGCCGCTGGAATCAAGCAAAAAACTCCCGGTAATCGCAGATCGTTACGCATGTGTAACGCACCGGCCCCCGCGGACTCAAAAAGCCGGGTGCCCATGATGGGCACACCGGCTGTGGACGATTGCTATCCGGCCCTCGCCGTCGGGTCGATCAGGCCTCCGCAGGCTCCTCGTGCAGGGCATGGAACTCGATCATCGCATCTTCGAAGAGCCCAGGACCGGCCGCGAAGTTGCGGCGCCAGCGCGTCGCCACGCAGCCTCGCTCCTTCAGGAAGGCGAGCGCCACCGCGATCTGCGTGCTGGGCAGGTCGGTGATGTCGACGAGCTCCTTGAGCGTGAACGTGCGCCCATCATCGTTCAGCTCGTCGATTACGTGCGCGACCTCCTCGAACGAAGCGCGCCGGCAGCGATGCTGGTAGGGCTCGCCAGGGGCCGGGACCACCGAGCGAACCAGGTGATCATCGGCAACGGTGAACGTCTCGATACGATCACTCCTGCGGTTCATCGATTTGCCTCCTCTGTTGATGGAAAGCCCCGCGCCAGCGTCGGCCGGCGCGGGGCGGGATCATTCGGCTTGCGCGGCGTTGAAGGCGAAGCGGCCGCGATCGATCTTGCGGAAGCGTGCCTGGTTCCCCTTCTTGGCGATCTCCCGGATGATGGCGCTGTAAAGAGTCGCGTGCGGCGTCTTGCCGGTCGTCGTCCAGAGGCCCATGTCGGTGGCCAGTTCGACGATTCGTTTGCAGGACATCGCGTTCTTCGACTTGGCGAGGATCTGAGCCGCGGCATCGAGTGCGCTCATGCGCTTCGGCTCGACTTCGGCTGCCGTCTTCTTCGCCGTCTTCTTCGCCGCGACGTTGCGCGATGCGGACTTGGCCATCGCGCGCTCGCTGGCGGTCATGCCATCCGGGGCCGCCTGGCGCTCATCCCGCGATTGCGCATTCTCCTGGTCGGCGGCCGCGACGGCTTTCATGTCCTCGGCCGTCGCCTTCTCGCGATGGATGAGCACGCTGCATTCCTTCGATTCCTCGCTGATGGCGATCACGACCTGCCCATGGCCACCTGCGACCTGTTTGGCCTTGCGCCGCGCATTCCCAGGCGTGGAGTAGGTGTGAACGTGCTCGAGGGCTCCCGGCAGCCGCTTGGCCTCGGCTTCGCTCATCTCCAGCCACGGTTGCTTGCCAGTCGTCTTCTGCTTCTTCGACATCGATGTTCTCCTTGGAAAGAGTCAGTTGATGGGGACGGTCACGATCCGCGCCCGGACGTTCTCACTCCGCCAGGCGGGTGATCAGCTTGAGGTAGTCGTGAATCATGCTGTTCGTACCGCGGCCGCCGTCGAGCGTCTCCTGCAGCCATTCGGCCATGGTCCACAGGGCCGCCTCATCGTCGGCCGCGACCTGATGCAGATCGTGCAGCTCGGGGCTCCGCAGCTCCACGCCGATGAGCCGTTCCGGCAAACGGCTGATCCGGGCGGTATGGTCTGAGTCCTTGCCCTCGATATCGATCCGGGTGATTCGCATAGCATGTCTCCTTCGCGTTTGGATGGGTTTTATTCGGGTATTCACATGGGGACATCTACCTCGACCGGGGCGGAGATCAAGGCCAGAAGTGCAGCAATTGCAGTAATTTATGCGAATTCCGCACCCTGGCGGTAGCCGGCCGCCCCGGCGGCGGAGGGCCGCCCTGGGCCCCAAGGGCCGGGGCTGGCCCGGGACGCCCGGGTCGGGCCCCGGATGCCCCGACGGCGCCTGCACGGCCGCCGTGGGGCCAACGGCGGCCAGAGGCCAATTCAGCCGTCGGAAGCCGGCTTGCTGCCGGAGGGCCGCTCCCAGGTGAGCAGCTCGGCGCCGCAGTGCCGGCAGATGCGCTTGCGGAGGATGCCGCGGCCACGGGGCCGCGTGTACAGCATGTAGAGATGCCGCCGGCCCGCTCGGCCTCGGCGTCGAGCCACGCGACCTGAGCGGCCGAGAGGCGGAAACCGACGATGCGGCCATCATCCATGACGGCCGACGGGCGGCTCCGGGCGGCGGGAATCGCCGGGCCGACGCCATAAATGTAGCCACAATAAGGGTTTACGGCTGGCAAGAAATCTGCGGTTTTCTTTGGAATCCGCTTGACATGCTAGCCGATGCGTGTAGTATATGCATAGATACAGGAGACAGACAAATGACCAGCACGAGAGAAACGAACGAGGAAATCCAGTCATGGGGCGGGCAATTCGCGACGGCCGAATTGCTGGATGAATCCGGCAACCATTGGCGCGTTCGCTCATCCGATGGGAGTTGCTGTTACAACGTGCGATTTGTCGGACGCGGCGATTGTGATGACGTCAGCCGGTGGACGTGTGACTGCGCGGCTGGGCAACACGGAACAACCTGTAAGCACATCCGACTCGTCGGCGACATTTGTGCTCGGCTCGATTGACCCCCCCCTGGCTTGCCCGCCCGCGAGCGCCCTGCGGGGCGCCAGCGGATCGGCAAACACAGGAGACAGACCGATGAGTAATATTTTCTGGCGACCATCAGGCAGTGTTGAGGTCTGGGGCGACAATCCCACGTTGGAGGAAATCGGGCGACTGATTGACCTCATGGTGGAGTATATCGAATCGCAGGGCCACACAATCACAGTCGGCACATTCACTGATAGCTCAGATGATGTGCGACAATATACCGACCCGAGTGATGAGACAGACGACTTCTGTCGTGAGGAATTGAACCAACTGTTCAATCAGGCGTGGGAATACGCAACCGTTCACATCACTACCTGAACTCCACAACACCCTCCCCACCCCCTCGGCCAGCGCCGGGCGGGGTGAAGTCAACCTGAACAGGAGACAGACCGATGGCAGACCATGTAACACACTATGACGGATGGGTGCGAGACACGCTCGCAGACTGCCGCAAACCAGAGAAGGCCTATCTGATACCAGATCATCTCACTGATCTGTTGGAGGGCGATCCGAACAATGACAGCTCACTGCAAAGCATATTTTGGGATGCATGGATGGAAGCGCTTCGTGATGATGCTGACATGGATGCCGCGAACGCCGCAATTGAACGGGCGATCGGCCAACTAGATCCAAACGCCGACACTGCCGAACTTGATTTGAGTGAACTCGAAGAGGCGGTTTGTAACTACGAACAAATCGCATCGGATAGGCTACAAAGGATTATCATGGACATCCGACAACTGATCCTCGATCGTCTGGAAGCCACCGGCCGGACCCGCTACTGGCTCGCCGAACTCGCCGACCACTCGCTGCACCCGCACACGGTTTACCGTTACCTGCGTGCCGATGCCGATCTCACCGGCAAGCGACTGGCCGAGCTGATGACGGCGGTCGGGCTGAAGGTCAAGCCCTGATCGGCGTGGGGCATTACAATGATGGAGGTGGGGCGAGCGCAGGCAGACGAGCGGCTGATAGGAGGCTGCGATGCCGTTCTCCACGATAGGCATTTACAACGTGGTCGATGAGCTCGGTCGGCCTCATCAGATTGAGGTGTTTGCCACATGGGAGCGGATCTCGCGCGGCGGTTCCGAATGGATGGATACGCCGAAGCTCTACGACGGCAGGACTAACAGCCGTCATTGGGCAACCCCAGACGGTGATGCTTGGATAATCCACGATCCTCTACACGGCGACCTGCGAGCCACTGGCGATCCGCCGCCGGCAGTACCGCAATTTGCGGAGACGCCAGGATGACCCGAACCTCTGCCGCCAAAACCGAAACTTACCCGAAGCTTTGACGAGAGCCCGTTGAATCGGCCGCCCGATCGCCGTGCCTTCGCCGTCCGTGGCCTTCCGTGTTTCAACCTCCCGGAGCCGGGGGATCTGCCCCCAACCGCTCCACTGTGAAGAACTCGTAGCCGCAGTTGCGGCAGCGCCGCTTGCGGACGATGCCCTTTCCCCGCGGCCGCGTGTAGAGTACGGGCGCGTGCCGGCAGCCGCATCTCCGGCACTCGACCGGGTATTCCTCCGGCGGCTGATCTGATTCGTGATCCGGCTCTCCCATGTTCAAACCGGGCCTTTCTCGTTCGTTCTTGGTCCCTAATTCGTCCCCATCGCCGCCCTTCCGGGGGCGCCGGGGGCCAGGCGGATGCGCTTACGCTTCTTGCCCGACCGCGCCTGGTGCCCGAGGGTGGTGATGCCCTCGATCGACGCGGCGACGGCCGCCCCGACCACGCAGTCCCACAGGTGGTTGTCGCGCCCGGGGCTGAGCTTCCATTCATCCACCCGCCGGCCGCGGCCCTCCGTGGCTACGGGGTATTCGCTCGTGAGGTGCTCGATGAGCATGCGGTGCTCCGCCGGCGAGCCCTTGCAGATGGAGAGACTGCCCTGGTCGCCGTGGGCAGCGCGCAGGCGATCGGCGGCGAAGCTCTTCCACCAGTTCACATCGAATATGAGATAGCGCGAGGCGCGCCGGGCGCTGCGCACCGGGATGCGCCATTGCTGTCCCACGCGATCCCCGGGTTTCTTCTCCCACTCGTTGAGCGGCTTCTGACTGGCGCCGATGCCCCGCCCGTGGCTGGGCAGCAGCAGCGCCCGGTGATCGCTCTCGCGGCAGAACTGGTAGACGACATCCGTCGACTTGCCCCAGTTCGCATCGATGATGATCCGCGTGATGGCCAATTCCGTGGCCCCCTCGTTGCGCCATGGCCGGCTGCAGAGCTCATCGGTGAGCTGCTGCAGTCCATTGTAGAGCTTCCCCTCGAAGCCTGTCCCGGGGGCCGCGCGGCCCAGCGTGCGCCGCGCATCGCGGTTCGTGAAATACTGCCGCCCCTGATCGGGCCACGCGCCGTAGTCGACGATGGTGCCGACGAAGTTGTCGCCCCAGGCGCAGACGACCCACCAGAGAACCTTGTCTTGCACATCGATGAACGCGACGAGCTGGTGGCAGGCCTGCGGGATCACGCCGCGCGCGACGCCGGCGATCTTCCCCGCCAACGCTTCGTCATCCAATCGGTCGGCCGCGTCCGGGTTCAGGTCCAGCGGCTCATTCTGGTACTCGGCGAAGAAGGTCGCCTCATCACGCAGGCGCAGGTTCCAGGCGTGCTGGATGGCCGACAGCTCCGTCGGATGGAATCGCTCCGGCCAGGCGACCTCCGCGCCCTGATCCATCGCCTTGCGGTGCTTGCGGTAGAACGCGGTAGCGGCCTTGCCGCCATCCTCGTTGAGCAGGCCGTCGGCGCGGATCTGAGCGTACTGCTCCCAGAGCGTCTCGTTCGTGGGCCAGCGGTACACCATTTGGCACCGCTCGCTGTTCCAGTCCGGGTGCTTTGTGCGATCCAGGATCCGGTCGGCCATGTCATTCTGGACGATGACGGTCACCGTGAGCAGCCCGGCGATGCGCTTGCCCGGGCCGGCCAGGCCGAGGATCGCGCCGGCCAGGATCCGCTCGCGCTGTTCGTTCTGCGTGATCGACTTGGCCGTCTCGTCCGTCTGCGGATCGTCCACGAGCACGAGGTCCGGCCGCACGGTTTCCCCGTCGGGCCGGACGAACTTCATGCCGCGGATCCGGCCGGTGAGGCCGGCCACGCGGATGATGCCGCCTGAGGCGACGCTCCCCGGGATCGAGGGGAGGATGACCTGATCGACGCGCCAACTGATGCGCGTGCGCTTCCCCTCGTAGAGCTGGCCCTTTGCGCGCTGGGTGATGCCATCGAGGCGCTGGATCGGGTAACAGAGCTCGGGGAAGTCGGCGGCGAGACGCTCGTTGAGCTCGAGCTCGGTCTTGATGCTGTCGAGCATGTCCACCGCCAGGCCCTTATCGGCCCCGATCAGCGCCACGAAACTGCAGTGGCCGTAGCCCTCGGCCCACAGGCACGCGACCTCGCAGAGCGATGTCTTGCCGCTGCCGCGCGCCATGGCCATGGCGAAGAGATCACCTCCCAGCACCGCTCGCTCGATCTTGGCGATGACCCGCAGGTGATCCTTTGACCACGGCAGGTAAAAGCGCTGTGGGAAGTACTCATCGCAGAAGGCTCGAAAGTTCCGCTCGCAACGGGCCCGACGCTCGGGATTCTCGATCGCCGGCAGCGGGGCGATGTCGCGCCCGGACCGCGACTGATCGGCCTGCCGCGCCCGCGTGCGCTCGCGATGCGCCTCATAGCCGCCTCCCGAAGCCCCTGATCCTGAGCCAGGTGCGCCGGCGATGTGCCGGTCGGTGGCGAGCCAACCGGCATAGCGCAGCAGGTCGATCGACTTGCCATCACTCCCGGGCGCCGTGATGCGCGCCCCGGCGGCCAAGCGGTCGCTGTAGAGGCGCCGCTCGGTGAGGACCGTGCCCAGTGGTGTGGAATTGAGGAGCTGCAACAGCTCCGCCGGCTTGAGTTTGCGTGGGTCGCGCGGCATCGCGGGTCCGAGAAGCTGGGCCAGTTTCGACGCGAGAGCGTCGAGATCGATCTTTCTTGGCGCACCGCGCGATCGGGCTGATGCGCCACCGCGGGTGCGCCGATTGCGAATTTCAGCCATCCCACTGTTGTCCCAGTGAGGTGGTCAGGGAGCTGCGACCGGTCCCGTGCCGGCGCGGCTCCCGCTTGATGGATCACCCCTTCGCCGCATGCTCGTGTGCCAGCCACGCGGTGTAATGCACTAGGTTGATTGTGCCATCATGATTCGTCGGTGCGCCGTCGCCCAGGTCGGCCCGAACCATCTCCTTCGTGATCCGCGCATCGGAAACCGTGCTGAGCAGCTTCGCCATCGTGTGGACCGACATTGCCATCGGGTCCACTTCGGCGCGGCGCTGGCGTGCGAGCGGCACTTTCTTCACTGCCCGTCTCCGTCGCGGTGCGGCCTTCTTCTTCGCGGCCTTCTTCTTCACCTTGCTCATCGACGCCCTCTCCGCGTGCGCTTCGCCTTGTGGCCGGTGCATTCCTCCCAGCGCTGCACGATCACATCGCAATAGGCCGGGTCGATTTCCATCATGAATGCCTGCCGCTCGTACTGTTCCGCAGCGATGAGCGTCGAGCCGGATCCGCCGAAGAGGTCGAGGACGTTCTCGCCCGGGCGCGATGAGTAGTCGATCGCGCGCGCTGCCAGCTCGACCGGCTTCTCCGTGAGATGCATCATCGCCTGCGGATTCACCTTCTTCACGGACCAGACATCAGGCACATTGGCCGGACCGAAGAACTTATGCGCAGCGCCCTCGCGCCAGCCGTAGAAGCACCATTCGTGATCGCCCATGAAGTCCTTGCGCGTGAGCACCGGATGCATCTTGTGCCAGATGATCGCCTGGCTGAAGTAGAGCCCGCAGGCCTTGAGCGCCGGCGGATAGCAGCCAATGTTCGTGTACCCGCCCCAGATGTAGAAACCGCGGCCGGGCAGCAATACGCGAGCGATGTGCCCGAACCACGCAAGCAGAAGCTCATCGAACTGTTCATCCGAGACGAAGTCATTGACGAGCGGCCGATCCTTGGCTCGCATCTTACGTTCGGCTGCCTTTGCCGGTTGGGGTGCCGCGAACGTTGAGTTGCCGGCGGCGATCGCATTCCTGCTGCGCGGCTCGACATTGACGTTATAGGGCGGGTCCGTGTTGACCAGATGAATCGGCTCACCATCGAGCAGGCGATCGACATCCGCTTGGCTGCCGGCATCGCCGCAAAGGAGCCGGTGGTCGCCAAGCTGATACAGATCGCCCGGCTTCGTCTTGGGATCATCGGGCGGTTCGGGCACCGCGTCCGGGTCGCCCACCAGCGATCCCAGGAGCCGCGCGAGTTCGCCGGCGTCGAAGCCGAGCAGGCCGAGATCCACATCGGCATCGCGCAGCGCCGCCAGCTCGATCGGCAGCAGATCGAAGTCCCACTCCGCGATCTCGCCCGTCTTGTTGTCGGCGATCCGGTAGGCGCGGGCCTGCTCCGGCGTGAGGTCCTCGGCCACATGAACCGGCACCTTCGCCAGCTTCAGGCGCTTCGCCGCCTTCCAGCGCGTCTCGCCGACGACGATCATGCCCTCGGCATCGACCACGATCGGCTGCCGGAATCCGAACTCCCGCAGCGAGCGAGCAACGGCATCGACCGCCCGATCGTTGCAGCGCGGGTTTCCCTCGTACAGCCGGATCCGCTCGACCGGCCACAGTTCCACCTTCGGCGCGCTCATTGATCAGGCGACCTTGCAGCGCGGCACCTGCAGCTCGGCGATCACCTTGATCGCGCCCGGGCGCTCCTGTTGCGGCAGCCTGGCGATCACGTCCTTCTTGACGACGTGCATGACCGTTAGCAATTCCGGCTGCTGGTCAATGAGACGATCGCGGATGGGGATGCCAGCGACGAGCGCCTCCGTCGCCACCTCGAAGAGGTGCTTCTCGAAGGATTGCCGGGTCACGCCAAGGCGGCGGATTGTTTCGGCGAAGATCGCCTCGTTGAGGAGGGAGGCGGTGGGCTTGGCCATCGTGGCCTCGGCCCGCGTGAGCCGGCCGGTCAGCTTCGCCGTGAGGTCGAAGCCGGTGTTCGTGCCCTCGGCGATCTTCTCCTTGAGGGCCTTGAGCTCCTTGGCGGGGATGCAGTTGGACAGCGCGATCGCCGCGACGGGGTGAATCGGATCCATGGCGATTCCTCCACCCGTCGCGAAAGAAAGTCAGTCGATGTCTGCCGT